GGCTTGATGCTGATTGCTTGGCTGATGCGGCGGTTTGCGCCTTACACGGGGGGCAGCGGGATTCCGCAGGTGATTGCTTCCATTGCGCTGCCGTATGGGCGCACCAAAAAGCGGGCGGTGGGCTTTCGCGAGACGCTGTATAAAGTGCCGCTCACGTTTTTGGGGATGCTGTGCGGGGCTTCTATTGGGCGCGAAGGGCCTTCGGTGCAAGTGGGGGCGGCGGTGATGGCGAGCTGGGGGCGCTGGTGCAAAAAGCGCAATCTGGCGTTTACAGGCTTGCAGGACAACGATTTGCTGGCAGCTGGCGCGGCAGGCGGCTTGGCGGCGGCGTTTAATGCGCCACTGGCGGGGGTGATTTTTGCGATTGAAGAGCTGGGGCGCGATGTGATGCTGCGCTGGGAGCGGCAGATTTTTATCGGCATTTTGGCGGCGGGCTTTGCGCAGGTGGCGATTATGGGCAACCACCCGTATTTCAGTAATTTTTACGCTTATGGCACGGGGGTGAAGCATTTGTGGCTTTGGGTGCTGGCGGTGGCGCTGGTGTGTGGGGTGATGGGGGGCTTGTTTAGCCGTTTGCTGTTTAAGGGGGCAGGCTGGGTGATTCCTGCGGCGAGCTGGAAGGCTTGGGTGCAGCGCCGCCCGATTTTGCTGGCGGGGCTGATGGGGCTGCTGCTGGCGGCGGTGGGCACAATCAGCGGCGGGGATGCTTATGGCACGGGCGCGGCGCAGGTGTTGGAGGCGTTGCACAACCAATATCACGCGCCGCTGGGGATGTCGCTGTGGAAATGGTTGGCGACGATTTTTTCTTATTGGGCGGGCATCCCCGGCGGGATTTTTACGCCGTGTTTAACGATTGGCGCGATGATTGGGCATGATTTGGCGCAGTTGGCGGGCTTGGGGCTGGGCGGGAATGTGTTGGTGTTGCTGGGGATGGTGGCGTTTTTGTCGGGAGCAACGCAATCGCCGCTGACGGCAAGCGTGGTGGTGATGGAGATGACGGGCAGCCAGCAGCTTTTGGTGTGGATGCTGATGGGGGGCTTGGTGGCGACGGCGGTGTCGCGGCAGTTTTCGCCCAAGCCGTTTTACCATGCGGCGGCGGCGCGGTTTCGCCAGCGCGTGGCGGAGGAGTGTAAGGCGGGGAAATGAAGTAGGCAGCCTGAAAACGTGTTCATGCAATGTTTTTTAATCAGATTGGAGGGTAAACATGGAGACGCAAGAGAAAATGAATAAATCAGAGATGGGTAAAAAGGAATGTGTGAAGCGCATTCAGGAATATGCAAAGGATGCTTACCAATGGTTGATGGCAGGAAACAGGGAACAAGTTGTTCTCAAAATAGCCGTAATAGAATTGGCTTTTTTAGTCATTGTTTTCCTTCTAATCAGCTTTTTTGGCAACTGGGAATATGAATTTTTCAAAATACACGGCGTTTCAACGCTTATTGCTTTATTAGTTTCTGCACCCATTGCTTTTGCGATTTGGCATTTTCGTGATGCCAATACCCAGCAACAAATTGCGAATCAGCGCAAAGATGTGAACCTGAAAGAGTTTCAGAAAATTGCCGAATGGTGATGCCACGCACGAAAATCCCCCCACTTTTTCCAAGATAAACCACACCTAATTTCATTTCACATCTTGCAACACCATTTCAAAAAGCAAGAAACAAAAAAATCCTGCCGACCGCAATCAGCAGGATTTTCTTTTTATGCTGCGCCTTTATTCCTGAACCAGTTTTTTCGCAATCGCCAAGATGCCGCGCAGGTAGGAGGTATTGTCGGGCAGTCCATATTTCCGTGCCAGTTTGGCATCAAGCGGCAAGGCGTTGAGTTCGTTCAGGGTGGCATCAACCGCTGCGGCTACGGGGTAGTTTTGCTCAAAATAGCCCAGCAGTTTGTCTGCCACTTGTTGCCCTTCATCGCTGTGCAGCCATGTGGCGGTAATGTGGTATGGGTAGCAAATGGATAGCTCCCTGTATAGCCGTTGGCTGATGGTCATGGCGATGCTGTCTGTATCGCAGCCGTTTTTAATCAGCGTGCCGTAAAAACCGAGTTTCATATCGCGTCCTTTCGCGGTGGTTGGAATGCGTCCATGTTGCCCTAGCGTTGCGATAAGGGTTGCTACGCTGCGAAAAGATGCGAAAAGGTTTTCAGGTTGTCTCAACGGTGTTGATGGGATAGTTGGCAATCAGCAATTCCCGCGCGGCTGTGCCGCCAGAACGGCAGAGGCTGTATGTTAGCTCCACTTCTCGCATCTCAAATCCTGCAAAGATTGCGCGGATTTCGGGTGTGTCGTTGATAGACAGCAGAAACTTACCTTTAATCGCCCGCAGCTGGGTGGCGAGTGCGTCAAAGTCGGCTTTGGCGAAGATGCCTTTGCCATACATGGTTTCGCAGTCCCAATATGGCGGGTCTATATAAAAGAAGGTGGTGGGTTTGTCGTAGCGTGCGATAAAGGCATCGTAGTTAAGCCGTTCCAGCATCACGCCTTGCAGGCGGTGGCTGCTTTCGCGCAGCTCGGCTTCCAGCTTGGCGGCGTTGAATTTGGGCGGGCGCGTGGACGTGGCGGCTAGGTTGATGTCGGCGACTTTGCCACCAAACGCGAGCCGATGCAGGTACATAAAGCGCACCGCGCGTTGAATATCGGTCAGCGCGGCGGGGTTGCTGCTCAATAGGCGGTTAAACTCATCGCGGCTGGGCAGCAGCCATTCGCTTTGACGCAGCAGCTCGGGCAGGTGGTTTTGCACGCAGCGGTAGAGATTGATGATGTCGGCGTTGATGTCGTTGATGGCTTCGCAGCGCGAAGGCGATTTGTGAAACAGCACCCAAGCCGCGCCGCCAAAGACTTCGGCATAGCAGGTGTGTTCGGGAATCAGCGATACAATAGCGGGCGCAAGGCGGTATTTACCGCCCAGCCAGCCGCGTAGTGGGCTTTGGATTTTGGGCATAAGCATCTCCTGTGGCTAAAAGATGCTCATGGGCATTCAGTTGGTTAATCGTTTTACAGCGCGGGCATTTGATGGCGATGCTGCCGCTGAATATGCCTTGCGCCAGTTGTTTATTGCAGTTTTTGCAACGGTGTTTCATTTTTTCGGGATTCCTACATCATTAGTGATACAATCCGCCCGCCTCTAGAGGTGGCGGCTTTGGCTGATGCAGGCTGGTTCTGCTCGGCCGGCGCGGCGGGTGTGCTAGCACCTGTCGCGTCGCCGTCTTTTAAGGTTTGTCTGCCCGTCCGTTTCTGTGGACGGGCTTTTTGCATGGTTTTCATGCTGCCCGCCCGTATTGGCGCAGCATTTGAGTGTAGTTTTGATAATCCCGCTCGGCATCGGCGTAGTTGGCGTAATCGCCGGCAGTGCGGGCGGATTCCATCCGCTCGCGCGCCTCTTCGGCGTGGCGGCGGTAAAACTCGATAGGGTCGGGGGCGGTCATGCTTCGCCCTCCGCTTGTTCTTTCAGGCAGCCTTGGGCGATGGCAGCGAGATCATTGGGCGAAAAGCGCCACGATTCGGGCAGGCCGAGCACTTGGCCGCACCACTCGCTGCAAAACCAGCGGTCGTGCCGTTGGCGGGTCTTAAACACCACGCCCAGCGCACCGGCCAAGTCGTAGCACTGCCCCTGTGTGCGGGCAAACACGGCGGCTAGATTGGCTTTCAGGCTGCCTGAAGGGTCGGTCAGCGGGATTAAGTCCCATTTGGTCGCGGGCAGCGGCATGGTTTTATGGCGCACGCCGCCGTCTCGTATCGAGCTGGAGTAGCAGTCAAACTGCCTGATATCGGTTGCGCGACCTTTGTACTGCCCACGGGTGATTGTTCCGACAGCCACATCGGTTGCGACGGCAATCTCGCAATGCGAGTAGATGCCGCGTGTGAGCTTGCGCGTCAGCCAATCGCTAAAGCGTGCTGCCCATACCCGCGCGTCTGTACCGTCGCGGCGACCTTTGTACAGGGCAAGGTAGATTTTGGCTTGGCTCATTTTTTGCGCTCCCATCGTTTGATTATCCTGCCGTTGCAAACGGCAAAATCCCATCCTTCGTAACAGCTCATTTGCGTTTTCCTTTTCCGTTTCTGCGCCGCTCGGTGCGGTTGCCTTGCGGCTTTTCAGGCTGCCTTGATGTCTCTGCCGCGGCGGCCAGCGCCATTAGCAGCAGCGATGCGCGGTGTAGATTGGGCACGCCGATGAGGATTGGCTCTTTCATGTTTCCCCCTTTCAGGCAGCCTGAAACTCGGGCGCAGGTTGCGTCCAGCCGGCGGAATAATCGTAATCAAGCGGGTTGTCGGCTTTAAGCATCGCCGCGCGGTGGCGTTCGGCGTTGGCAAAGTCGGCCTGCTCGTCGGCAATCAGCTTGAGCGACAGCTCGTCCAGCAGCGCCTGCGTCATCTCGACAAAGCTGTTGTCGATGGTTTTCCAAATCAGTTTTTCCGGCAGCTTGGGCAGGGTGCGCAAAAAGGTGTACTGCTGCCGCGCGGAATCGTCGTTGTGGAACCACTTGCCGATGCTCGGCACAAATACGCCGGCGCGGGTGGCCTCGTGGCGGCGCGTCTTGATGCGCTCCCACATTTCCGCCTGCTGCTCGGCCTTGCGCTCGGCCTGCAGGGCTTTGTCGAGCGCCCAGCCTTTGCCGTCCCATGTATGGGCGGGCGAGGGACGCGGGATAACGGTCAAATCATCCGCAATGTGCGCCCCCGTGTTGAGCGCATCCAACAACGCCTGATGCTGTTGCGCATCAATTGCCTGCGCGTCCTCGGGTATCTGCGCCGCGCTGTGGATTTGGTCGTCAAAAAACGCCTGCGCGCTGTGCGAGTAATAAATCATGGTTAATCTCCCGTAAAAACATCAATGTCCGATGGCAAACCAAAACAATTCCTGCTCGCCAAACGTGCCGTTTTCGGAAAAGCCAACATGGATGGAGCTGTTTTCCAGCCAAGCCACATGCGCCGATGCCACGTTATTGCCCTGCACAGCGCCGCCGATGGAAATAGTCGCCTGCGCGTTAAGGTTGGCGTTGGGAAATGAGATGGGCATCCATACCCTGTAAAAGCCGTCGCCCTGCACCCTTAATCTGCCCCATTGCAATATCAGCCCGCCCGGCAAACGCTGATAGCCGTTTTGCCCGAACGAATTGCTAGCAAAATGCCCGTCAAACACAAAATCGCCCAAGTCGGTGCTGTCCACCGTGGCTTTCAGGCGGTCGCCGCTCCAACCAATCTTTACCTGATGCCCTGCGTTTTGGCGGTGTCCTACGCCGCTGCGCACAAAGCCCTCGTGCAGCCAGCCATACGCCCTAGTCCATACCGAGTTGTCATAAACGCTCATGCCGTGGGTGCGGCGGTCGACGTTGGTCGCGCCCGGCGGCGTAACCGAAAAACGCAGGCTGTACTGCCCGTTGCCGTCCGACACCACCTGCATCCCGCCGCGCGGCACGTTGCCCACATAAGCGTCAAAAAAGATGTTTTTGCCCTCGGTAGGCTGGTTGGCGATAAAGCCCACCCAATCGTTGGCGTACTCGACTTTAATCGGTGCGCCCGAATTAAGCCCCTGTGCAAAATCTTTATAACCCGTAATGGTCTGGTTAGTGGATAAAGTAACGCCGCTGTTGCCGTCCAGCTTGCTCTCGGCAAGCACCTTGCCCTGCGCGGCGGATAAAGCGGCGGTGACATCATCGCTATTGAGCGCGTCGATGAGCTTAACCACGCCTGCCAGCGTGGCGGTAGCGGCGGCGATTTCGTGCGTATGCCCCACCGCGCCGTTGCCTACCCAATTGCTGGTGCTGCCTGATAGGGTGGACGGCGTAGCCAGTGCGAAGCTGGGGTTGGCGGAAAGTTTGCCTCCGCCTGTTAAGCCTGCACCTGCGGTGATTTGACGGTTGCCTTGGGCTTGCTGCACAGTTTCCAGCTCTTGTTTGAGCCATACGGTGCGGTTGGCAAGCTGGCGAGCTGGCTTGTTATCAATGCCGTTTTCGCCGCCCAACACGGGGTCGGAGGTTTCAAGTTGATAGATGCCTTCTTCCCATTGGGCGGTTTCTTTGAGGTTTGCCATGTGTTTTCCTTGTGTGTTGGGTTGGATTTTCAGGCTGCCTATGCCGTGCCGCGGTTAAACGAGCCGTCGCGCGTTGCTTGCCCGTTATGGCGCAGGCTGGCGGTTTGGTAGTCCAGCGCGGCGAGGATGCACCGCGCGGGGGCGAAAGCGGCGAGCGTGCGGCGCAACAGCGCGGCTTGGTCGTTGGTAATCGGGGCGCTCATGATGATGCGGTAGTGCGCCCAGCGGTCGCTGTGCCCGTGGCTGTAGCGCCCGTCGCGCCTGATTTCGCCGTTATGGGTTTTGTTGCCCATGCGCTCGATCAGCTCCACCTGCCCGAAGCCCAGCCGCCGCACGATTTCGCGGATTGCCCACGGCGTGCCCTTTTTGCGGTGCAGTTCGTACGCACCTTTAATCAGGCGGCGGCGTGCGTCGTCGCTTTCGGCCAGCCAGTAACCGTCCACGCCCAAGATGCTGCGGCTTTCGGCCAAGAGTTCCAGATGCGCGGGGGCGACCAAATCGACCAGGCGCGGCATCAGCTTGGGCGTGTCCAGCAGCGTGAGGCGCAAGCCTAAATCGGCAAGGATTTTGTAGCGCTGGTCGCGCTCGATGATTTGGGCGTAGCTCAGTTTCATTGTCAGCCGTCCTGCTGTTCGGGCAGCACGCGCAAATCCAGCGCCACGCAGCGCGCCCATTGGTTGGGTTTGATGATGGTGTGGCTTGGCGATTTGAGGATGACGTTGTACACGCCTGCTACTTTGAGGCAGCCTGCAATCGCCAGCGGCACAATGTCGCTGCCCAGTTTCTGCCGCCGCTCGGCTTCAAATGCCGCCCATGCCGCTTTGGCGGCGGCTTTGACCTCGGCGGCGTTTGCGCCTGTAAACAGCACCAGCTCGGCGCTTACCGTGTAGTCCACCACCTCGGGCGCGTAAACCAGCACCGTGTCGCACAATGGGCGTTTGGTTTCGGCAGACAGCTCGCGCTGCACTTGGCTAATCAGCTCGGCGGTCGGCGCACCTGTTTTGGTTAAAACGGTTACCGCCACCGTGCCGCCAATCGGGTTGCCCAATGTATCCACCGCGTTCGCCACGTGCACATCGCAAATAGCGGGCGAGACGGCTCGCGCCCAGTATTGATACGCGCCCACGCTGCCTGCCACGCTAAACCGCTCGGGCGCAAGCAGCACGCGCTCGCGGTAAGCCTCATCGCTTTCCACTTCCGCGCCGCCTGTGGGCACGCTGATATTGGCTGCACTGATTTGCGCCGCGCCCGCCAGCGGGGTTTGCAGCGCGTTGATTTGCCCGATAGACCAGCCATTGCCGCGCGTGCCCGTAGTCGTGCACTCCGCTAGCAACGCGGTTTCAGGCTGCCCTGCGGTCAGCTGCCCCTGTTCAATGGTGGCAAACAGCACATCGCCCGCGCCCACCAATGTGCCCACGGGAATGTTCACTTCGCTGTGAAACTCGGCAGCCTGAAAACGTATCGTGCAACGCGCGGCAGACGCATTCAGGCGCGGCGTGTTCACATCATCGCCGCACAAATCCAGCATCAGCCCCGTGGCAAAGCGCGGATGCTGCTGGCGGTAGCTCTCGTTAATCTGCGCGCGCAGCAGGGTCTCGCGGTAGGCAAAGGTGTTAATCAGCAGCCGTTCAATATGGGCAGGCTGCAAGGTTTTGCCCGTGCGCTGCTCGTAATCGGCAATCATCTCGGCAAGCACCGTATCGGGGCTGTCGTCCACAATCTTTACGGCTTCGCGGCTTAATTCGGTAACGCTCATTAGTTCAATCCTGCGGCTAATCCTGTGGTGTAAACGGGGCTGGGCGACAATGCGCCATTCAATCCAGCGGCGATGCGCCATTGCACCCGCATTTGAATGTGCGGTGCGCTGCCGCTAAACAACACGCGCTCCACCACCGCCCGCTTCTCCCAAGTTTGAATCGCCAGCACAATTTCGCGCACCGCATTGGGGCGGAACACGTCCTCGGGCGTGTCCAAATAATCAAAATGGTTGGAGCCAAAATCGGGGCGCAGCACATCGCTGCCCTTGCGCGTGGACAAAATATGGCGAATGCACAAATCTATGTCGTCCGCGCCTTGCGTGATGCCCGCGCCGTTGGGGGCGAGTTGCCAATGTTGGGAACGTGGGTAGGGGGTAATCATGCAGGCATGATAGGGTTTCAGGCTGGCTGAAACTTTTAATGCGGATTAAAAAATGCCGCGCAAAGTTCCTGATGTCAGGAATTTTGCGCGGCTGTTTGATAATGTATTGGTGTCGGCTGTTTTGTGAATTGGAACAGATGGGGCGGTTTTTCTTTACCGCTCGTTCACCTTCGTTCCCGTAATCTCCCCGCCTGCGTCAATATTGCCGCCCGCTTCAACATCGCCCGTAATACGGATATTGCCGTTGATTTGCGCCGCCGCCCCCTTGCCGCCGCTGCCCGTCATGCCGCCTTGATACGTCAAGCTGCCTTGCACCAGCAAATTTCCCGTGGTCGTAGTTTGGGGCGCATCAAGGGTAACCTCGCTGGCTTGCACCAACACTTTGCCGCTGGTTGTTACCCGCACATCGCCTGTGCTGCGGTCATGCTCAATCCGCGTGCCGTTGCGGTACTGCAAAACGTGCAGCTCGGCATTGCTGGCAGGCGTAGGGTCGGCATCGTTGTAGATTGCGCCCAGTACCGCGCCGCTTTCGCCCTGCGCGTCCAGCAGGCACACCACCAGCGTGCCGACATCGGGCAGGCTGTAAAACTGATTGCCTAGCGCGGCGGGCGTAATCATCGGCAGCCAGTCGGTTTGCAGGTTTTCCAGCGCGGGCAAGGTAACGCGCAGCGCGTGGCGGCTGGCATCTACGGCAGCAACCGTGCCAAATTGCAAGGTGGCGGCGAAGTTATGGCTGGGCTGGCGCATCATTGTGTTCACTTTCTTCTGCAATATATTCAACCATTTTGATTTCCAAATCCGTGATATAACCGCGCGATTTGCTGTAATCATGCCGCGCCTGTTTGACCAAATATCTGCCGCTAAACTTGCCGATGCGCTGCAATTCAATCACTTGCCCCGCCACCAGCAGGGCGTTGCCAAACAGCGTGATGTTGCCCGCGCAGCGTTCCTCTTGCGCGTCTTGCAAGGCGGCATCGGCGCGGGCGTTGGTTTCGGCTTGGCTCTCGCCCTTGCTCTGTGTGATTTTGAGCGTGTCGGCGGATGTTTTGCGGCGAGCTTTGGGGCGCAGCGGTTGGGTTTTGCGCTCGGCGCGAATGGCGCGTTTCTTTTTCGCATCGTAGCCTGTTACCACCGCCTTATCGGGCGTGCCTTTAATCAAATCGCGCAGGCGAATGGAAAGTAGGTTTTCAGGCTGCATCACCAGCACCGCTTCTTGCTGCGAGAGCGCATCGTTGCGGGTAAACACCAATTTTTTGTCCACAATTTTAAACGTGTGCCCATATTGCTTTGCCAGCCGCGCCAGAAACTCCACATCGCGCTCTTGATACTGCGTGATGCGTTGGATTTTGATGGGCTTGATGCTGCCTGAAACCGTGAGTTTCAGCCGTGCGGCGATGACTTTCACAATATCCGCCAGCATCATGTTTTCGTAGGCTTTGGGCTGCAAGGTACGATTGGCGTGGCGAATGCCTGTGGACAAGGCTTTCAGCGACACCACGTCGCCGCTTTGCTGATTACGCTGCCATTCAATTTCCGCCAGCTCAAAGCTACCCCAGTTGATGATGCCTGTGAACTGGTCGCCGCAGCCTAGGCTGAGTTTGTCGCCTTGTTCGGGAAACCATGAGCGCAGCCAACGCCCGTCCACATCTTCAAAATGCAGTTGCAATTCGTCCGACTGCTCGCCCAAGTAATCGGTGTAGCTAAACGAAATCAAATACGGTTCAACGCTGGCGGTAATGTCTTTTTGCTCGTAGGTTAAAACGCAGTTTGGGCGGGTAACAGGGTGCGTGGTCGGCGGTGGCGCGGTCAAAGGTTTTTTCAGGCTGCCTGAAAGGCTATCCGAAACGCGGTCTAATAGGCTGTCTAAAATCATCATCAATCTCCAAACCGTCAATTTTGAAACCAAGGGGGCAACAAATCCTGCCGCTGCGTCTCGCTCTGCCGCACCACAGGCACAAACACGGTTAGCCCGCTGGCAAACTGCTCGGCAAGCGGCAGATGCGGGTTGGCGGCAATCAGGCGGTTAATCGCCAGCGCGTTGCCGTAATGCTTGTGGGCGATGGTGTCCCAGCGGTCGCCGTCCTGCGTGGTGTAAACCAAAATGCCGTTGATGCTCATACGCTATCCCTTCTGGCTGCCACAAATGCGGTCAGCGTTTGCACCGCCGCTGCGCCGTTGCCCAAACTTTCCGCCGCCGCATCCAGCGCGGCAACGCCCGCGCCAAACCAGCCGCCCACGCTGCCGCTCTCTATCCCCGCGCGAAACTCGCCCACCGCGCTGCCCATTTGCTGCGCCGCCTGCGCCGCTTGGGCGGCAAACTGCGCCGCGCCCGCCAAATCGCCAAAGCTCTGCACGATTTCAGGCAGCCCGTTTAAATGGTCAAGCGCGCCGCCCGCCACGCCCAGCACATCTCCCACCAAATTCAGCACGCCTGCGGGGTCGTTTTTAATCTCCCGCGCCGTCTGAATCAGGTTTTGCATCGCGCCGATGTCGTTTTCCACCGCGTGGTAGATTTTGACCGCCGTGCCGATTTTTTCTGCTATTGGGTTGAGCGCGGTTTGCACGCTTTCAGGCAGCATCGCCAGCAGCGGGTTTTGCTCGCCCTGCACCACCGCAGGCGCAGGCAGCGGGTTGTTTGGATCGCCAACAAATTCTTTCAGTTCTACATCTATTTCCCGCGCGGCGGTGCGCCCGTTTTTATCCATTTGCAAGGTGCGTGCCGATAGCCGCTCAATCACAAACCAACCGACAAACCGCCCCGAGCCATACACCAAACTCACCGCCTGCTGAGCCTCTTTGGCGGCAATTAGCCCGTGATACGCCGCATCCACATCGCCCAGCTTCCAATGCAGTTTTAGGCTAAACTGCAGCTCGGTCAGCGCGTTGCCCATCGCCTGCAAGCGCGCCCGCCCCGCCAACACATCATGCTGGGCGAATTGCGCCGCGTGGGTTTCCTCCAAGCTGGCAAAGCTGCCCAGCAGCTCAAACGTTACATCACCCAGTTGTGCAAACATCAATACGCTCTCCGCTCGCGCTCCGCCATCATGCGGCGGAACAATTGTTCAAACTCGCGCAGCCCCATTTGCAACGCCGTTTCAATTTCCTGCCGATTGCCGCTGGGGGCGTTAATCGTCGGGGCAAAATGCACCACCACGCTGCCGCTGTTTGCGCCCTGCTGCTGCGCCTGCTGCTCACTGCGCGCTTGGCGCAAGCCGTCCGCGCCTGCCGACAAACGCGCCGACAAATCGCTGCGAAAGCCGCCCATGCGCTCGGCAAAACGGTTTTTCAGGCTGCCCGCCAACTGCGCCACACGGCTCACAGGCAGCGGCGCGCCTTGGTTTACGCCAATCGCCAATCCCTGCGTGATATAGCCGCCGAACGCACGGAACACACGGCTGGGGGAATGGATGTCCATCACGCTGGCAAAGGCGTTTTTAGCCCGCTGCGCCAAGTTCTGAATCGCCGCCATCACGCGCCCTGCGGCAGCCTGAATGCCGTTGACCAAGCCGTCAATCAGCATACCGCCGAAGCCTGTAAACTGCGCGGGCAGGGTAACGCCAAACCAGCTCATCACAGCGGCAAACGCCTGATAAAACACGCCCAGCGGCGACCAGTTGGCAATCAATGCCAAGATGCCCGACAAGCCGCCGTTAAACGCGCTTTGCACGTTTGCCCACGCGTTGGCAAAAAAGCCTGTAATCGCATTTGCCACCGCGCCCACCGTGCTGGACAAACCCTGCCACAGCAGCTTCGCCCCGCCGACCACGCCGTCCCAGCGCGTGTACAGCAGATAAGCCGCCGTTGCCAGTAAGCCCAGCGCAATGCCGATGGGGTTTGCCAGCAAAAATGCGCCCAAGCGGGCAAAGCCCTGCATCAACATGGGAATATAGCTGCCCAGCGCAGCAAAGCCGCGCAGCACCCAGCTTAAACCCGAGCCCAGCAGGCGCAGGCTGCCTGAAACCGCGCCGCCGATGCGGGAGAATGCCGATAAAACCATGTGGGCACTTCTTGCCGACAAGCCCAGCAAGCGGAACGCCGCAATGCCACGTCCAAAGCGCAGCAACTGCATTGCGCCGCGCACCCGCAGCAAAGCCGCGTTAAACGACAAAATTTTGCCTACCGTGCCAAACAGCAGGCTGCCAAGCAGGCTAAAACCATAGCGAACAACCAGACTGCCCGCCTTAAAGCCCGCAAACGCAGCAATGGCGAGGTAAACATTTTTAATCAGATTAGGGTGCGCCTGCGCAAAGCGGATAAACTGCTCCACCATCGGCTTTAAGCTGTTGAGCAAATCATTCACCGCAGGCAGCATTACCGAGCCGATGCTGATGGCTAAATGCGCCAGCTGGTTTTTAAACAGTTGCCAGTTATTCGCCGTGGTCGCGCTGCGGGCGGCGAACTCTTTATCCATGCTGCCTTCAAAGGCAGGTTTGCCGTCCTTGCCTGTGTCTTTGAGCGCGTTGATGGATTTCTGATAAGTCTCAATACTGCCAGCCAGCACGGCTACATCATCGGCGTATTCCAAGCCAAACAAATCCACCAGCGTGCCCATTTGGTCGGCTTTGGGCAGTTTGTTGAGCTGTTTCAAAAAGTCCAGCAGGGCTTGCTCGCCGTTTTGCGCGATGTTCTTTTTTAGCTCCTGCGCCGATGTACCCATTGCCTTTAAGGCAGCCTGAAACTTCGCGCCCTGCTTATCCGCCGTTTGCAGCTTGGTCAGCATGCCATTGATGGCTGTGCCTGCCACTTCGGGCGGTTTGCCCAAGCTGATAAACGCATTCGCCAGCGAAGCCGTTTGCAATTCGGTTAAACCAAACTGCTTCGCCACGCCGCCCACGCGCCCCATTGCAGTGACAATATCGCTGGCTTTGGCGGGGCTGCTGTTGGATAAATGGTTAATGGCATCGCCCAGCTTGCCGATTTGCGCGATGGGGATTTGGTACACGTTCGCCAGCTTCGCCATACTGTCGCCTGCCTGCTCGGCAGACATATCAAATGCCACCGACATCTTGGCAACCGTTTCAGTAAATCCTGCAATATCTTGCCGTGCAATGCCTAGCTGCCCGCCGCTGGCGGCAATAGCCGCCAATTCTTTGCCTGCCATCGGAATACGGTGGGTCATATCCAGTAAGTCTTGCTGCATCTGTTGAAACTGCTGCGGCATGTCAAAATCCACCACCTTGCGCACGTCTGCCATGCTGCTTTCAAAGTCCATTGCGACTTTGATGGGCAGCAAAGTTGCGCCCACCCCCGCTATCACGCTCATGGCTTCGCTGCGTAGCTTTTCACGCGCGTCTCGCCCCAACTCCAAACGTGTTTGAATGGCTTGCCATTGTGTATGACGGCGGTTCATGCGGTTTAAGGTTTGTCCCAGCTCGGCTTGTTGCCGTTGCAAACGCGCCAAATCCGCGCTGCCCGATGCGCTGGCGCGGCGAATGGCTCGCCCCAACACGTCATACTGGCGTTGCAAAATAGACACGCTGCTGGCTAAATTGCGCGTACCACCCAGCACCGAGCCAATAGCCGCCAATGTGCCGCCTAATACCGCGCCAATCTTGATGGCTATTGATAATTCTGCCGCCATGCTTTATCCTTATGAAACTGAATAATTTTTTAAAGAAAGAAACAAAATGCTTGCTCTGATTGGTGTACTTGCTTTTGCCTTTGGCGCGCTGGCGGTGGTGGCAGTTGCCATAGGCGCAGCATGGGGTGGCTACTATGTGCTACGCGATGCAGCAGGGCTATTCAAAGAAGCTGCGCTGCTTATCCGCCACATGGCTCAAAAACACTAACCCTTCCGATACCGCTCCTTAATCTGCCGATTGGCTTCATCTAGCCAGTCGGCAAATTCGTTGATGGGCAGCTCGTAAATCTCCTGCACGCTCCACCCAAACCACCACGCCACATCGGCGCAGGCGGAAAGCAGCGTGGCATCAAGCGTCTGCTGGGTTTTCAGGCTGCCCTTCGTCTTGGGGGCGAAAGGTGGCTTGGATACGCTCCAAATCCTGCAAATCCAGCATATCCAAATCTTCGGGGACTAAGCCCGTAATCTGCGATACCAGCGCCAAGCCCTGCTCGGTCTCGCTGGCAATGTGCGCCACCGCGCGCAAATCGCCCACGCGGGCGCGGCGCACGGTTACTTTTTCCAGCAACTGCCCTGTTGCCAAGCGCACGGGGTAGGCAAGTTCAATCGTGGTTTCGCCGTTTAGGGCTTGGGTGAGTTGTTTTGCGGTTGTTGCCATGATGGTTTCCTTGTCTTAAAGAGGTTAAAAACAGGACAAATTATCGTTTCAGGCTGCCTTAACGGCTTTTAACGCGCATTAAAAAAACCAATCTCTCCTTGTTGGAAAGATTGGTTTTGCTGTTTCAAGCAGCCTGAAAGTTACGCGCCAATATTCTTGCGGAACTGGCTCAACGCGTCCACGCCGCCGACGCGGTAAACATTGGTAAACGCGTTGTAATACAAGGTCTCGCGCCCCGCAATCACCACGCGGATTTCGTGCGCTTGGAAGGTGGTGGGGTGTTCGGATTTTTCCTTGGGCTTAAATGTGCCGACCGCGTTTTTGCTGAACATTACGGTGGCGGTTACCACCACGGGCACTTCCTCTTTCAGCCCCTGCGCGTTAAAGGTTTGCAGATTACCGCGCACCATCAGCGTGGCGGCTTTAAACGGGTGGTAGGCTTTCTCGGCAACGGCAGGATAAATACTGTTCCAAGTAATCTCGCCCTCCAAGGCTTCCACGCCGCTGGGCAGCTTAATTGTGCCGACCATGCCCAAGCCTTTGTGTTCATCTTGGCTGATTTCAATTTCAGGCATTTTAAACTCGGCGGCTTGCCCCATTAGGTTTGTGCCGTTGAGATACACGTTGGCGTTGTAAATGGCGTTGATTTCGCTCATGTTGATTTCCTTTTAGTGATTGGCGGATTAGCTGCTGGACACCAAGTTCGCCAAGTATTTGCGCGTCATCACGCTGGTATTGGTGGCGCGCTCCATCGGCAGCTTGGGCGTGTATTCGTACACAATCGGCACTTGCCCTTTGGAAAATGCGTCCACCAAATCGTAGTCGTAATCCAAATTGACCGTGAAGCCGACAATAGAGCGCAGCGTGCCAAAATAGGTGCGGTAGCCCGCCAGCAGTGTGTCCAACAAGGCTTCGTCTATCGGCAAATCCATGTATTGCAGGTCAAAGCGGCGCAGGCTCTCGTCAATCACATCGCCTGTGCGCTGCGCGGTTTCAAAGTTTTTGATGTGCGACACGCTGGGGAAGCACGCCAAGCGGTTGCCCCATAAGCGGTAGCCCGTGCCGTAGCTGTTGAACACGGTGGTGATGCCTTTTTCGTTCAGGCGGTTGGTTTCGGATTGTGGGTCGTCCACGCGCGCGGTTAAGCCGATTTCCAAGCCTGTTACGCCCGATAGCTCGCGGTTGGAAATGCTGAACCAGTAGCCGTGTTCCACATCGGTTTTCATGCGCAAGCCTGCGGCGTGGGTGGCGAGACTTTCTACGCCGAGCAACCCGACCACGTGCGGAAAGAACAACTGCACGCGGTCGCTGGATGTGTTGAAGTTGATGCTGCCCAAATTGCCGCGCCCTGTAATCGCTTGGCTGAGTGTCGTGCCGCGCGGCGCGTCCACATAAGCAATGGCGTTCAGGTTGTCCGCCAGCGTAATCAGCGCGGCGGCGCAGGTGGCGGTGCGGTCAAACTCGGGCGCGATGATGATTTTGGCATCTGCGCCAAAGCGGTTAAAGCCTTCTTTGACCAGCTCCATGCCCGTGCGCTTGCCTGTTGCGGCAACGTAGCCGCCGATGATGTCGGCTTCGGTTACTTTGGCGGGGTCGGTGTAGCTGTAATCGGCGGTGGGCGTGGTGGGCAGGGTTTTGAATTGGATTTCGCCAGTAATCAAATCGTTTACCACATAATCGCGCCCTTCCACCAACGCGCCGCCGTTGCCGTTGAGCGTGTAGCTGCCTGCTTGGATTGCGCCGTGCGCGGTGCGGGCGATGAGCGTGTCGGGGTCTATGGTTAAGGCTTCGCCTGTTACGCTGGATTTGTGTTTGGCGGGGTCGCACACGTTGACCACATAGGCGATGCCCGATTGGTAGCGCGTCCAAATATGGGCGGCATCGGGGATGGTAAAGCCCCTGCCTGTAAGCGTGCCAAACTTGGCAAAGTCTTTGGCGGTTTGGCATAGGGTTAATTCGTTGGTTGCGCCTGTGGGGGCGGTGCCGATGATGGCGGTAATCGCGCCGTCTACGGTGTAAACGGGGGACGAGCCGCCGTCAATGCGTATGGTTTCTGAACCGTGGTGGAATGCTGCTGCCATGTGGTGTCTCCTATGGCTGTTTGGGTTTTAACTGGGGGTCAAGCGGCGCGCCGCGCTGGCGGTGCAGCGTGCGCACAAGGGTGGTCAGGTTTTCAGGCTGCCGCAGCTCTACCTGCTGGGTTTCGGTTTGCACCGTGAGCGCGTATTGCCATGCGCCCGCCGTCTCGCTTAAAAACTGCTCGCGGATTAAATGGCAGGGCAGGCAGTTGGGCGGGGCAAATCCGACAACGGCAAGGCGCACCGCATCCAAAATCGCCAACGCGCCGCTCTCGCCGTGCAGGCTTGCGCCAATCACGGTTAATTGCAGCGTGATGTCGCGCTGCTGGGCGATATGCCCCAAGCCTTCAATCCGCGTGAACTGGCTGCTCTGATACGCCACCAGCACCGCGCCTGTGGGGTGGATAAACTGGTAATCGGCGGGGCGTTCGGGGAACTCGTCCACCTGCACCCACGGAATCGCCTGCTGCACATGGTCGCGCAGCGCGTCAATAATCGGCTGAGTGGCAGACATCAGTAGCCGCTCCAATCGTGCTTCGCCCCCGCGCGGACGCGATACGCGCCGCGCTCGGGCTGGCGGGGTTTGTCGGCAGCATCGATGCCGATGTGGATTTTGCCGTCGCGGATTTGCTCCAAGGTTTTGAGCGTGGATTGGTAGGCGGTTTCCAGCGTTTTGGGAAAGTCGGCGCGGTTAATCCGCCGCGAATGCAAAAAGTGGCGCGCGATGTTGATGCACAAGGGTGGCAGAATGGTCGGCACGCTCGCCAGCGGCAGCGGATAACGCCCGCTCAAATAGCCGTCTGCTAAATCGCAGGCGTAGGCAATGGCGGTTTGCACCACATCATCGTTCGGCTCGGTGGCGCGCGGGTCGTCATTGGTCAGCTGCGTCAGCTCGGTTTTGCTCATGGCGCGGGCTAAATCATCGGCGTTGATATACATGGCGCGTTACTCGGCTTTGTCGCCCTTGCCGCGTTTGGGTTTCTCGGTCGGCTCGGTGGCGGTTTCAGGCTGCGTGGCAGGCGGCTCGCTGTCTGCGGGTTCGCTTGCCGTTTGTGCGGTTTCAGGCTGCCCTGTTGGCGTGATTTCCGTTTCAGACTGCCCTGTTGTTTCGGGCGTGCCAGCAGGCGTAACGTGCGCTGCGACTTGCGCGTATTGCTCGTCTGTCAATTCCACCACTTCGCCGCGCTCCACGCGGTAATCCGTGCCGTCATCGGCAGTCAAAATCAGCGGGGTGTTGGCAAGATAAAATTTCGTCATGGCTTAACCTTTCAACAATACGGCAATCACATCGCCCGCCGCAGCGGCAGCAGTTACGGCATAGCCTGCGGCTTGGGTCTCGCCCGCCACCGCGCAGCCGTTGGCATCGGACGCAACTTTCGCGCCTGCGGCAACCGCGCCGCCCGCTTCCACCAGCGCAATGCCGATGCAATCCACCGCCACCGTGTCGCCCGCTTCGGCATCGCGCGGCGATACGCCCAGCACAGGCGCGGCGGCTTTGGCTTGCTTGCCATCAAAGCCGATAAAGCGGTTGGCAACAATCGGCGCGCCGGCTTGAGCGGTGGTTACCAGTACGATTTTTTTGGTTGGGGTCATGAGTGGGTCTCACTTTCTGCAAATAGGGTTTTCAAATGGTAGCCTTGCAACTGCCACAGCTTTGCAAACGCATCTTTGTAGGCTTCATCGCGCCCGATGGTCTCGTCAAAATCGGCGGGGTTCAGGCAGCCTGAAACGCCGATGACCACAAAGCCATTGTGCAAAATCAACGCACACACGGTGGCGGTTTCGCCAAAGCGCTGATACTCCACGCGGTCAATCAAAGCGGCTAATTGATAGCCTTCCAGCTTTTCCATTGCTTCTCCTTTTCAGGCTGCCTATGCGTTCAGGCAGCCTGAAAATCAATTAAACAGCCTTGTCAAACAAGAACCCACACGCGCCGCCGACTGCGGCAACTTTGCGGATGTCGGTATAGCGGGCGTATTCCGTTTTGCCGCCGTTTTGCTCAAAGCGGTCAACCACGGGCATACCCTTGCGGCGGAAGGTGTAGCCAAAGGCAGGCTCGCCTTCGTCGTTGCCCGAGCTGTGCACGGTCGGGCGCACAATCAGCGCGGCAAATTTGCCCCACACATCGCCCGTCTGCTTATTCGGCGCAGGCGCGAACACAGCATTGCCGATCACTACTTCGTCCACTTCAAACAAGATTTTCAGCAAATCCAGCGTAATCAGTTTGCGCTCACCGCTGCCCAGCATCGCTTGCAGCGTAGGGTGGTACGACAACGCGTGTGCCACGCTTGCGCCCAGCACCAGCACATTCGGCTTCACGCCGCAGGCAGCGCGCACGGTTTCTTTCGCATCGGCAACGTCTTTCACGGGGTTGGCGTTGGCATCGCTCCATTGGGTGGCGGCGGACAGGTCTTTGTAATGCCCGCTCTCGTAAGACTGCTTGGCTTGCAACAGCGCAGCGGTTTCCAGCTCTTGGCGCAGCTGCACGCCCAGCACCGCGCGGCGCGTGGCTTTGGCGCGCTCGTCAAACAGGCTTTCGGCTGCTTCGCGGTAATCCACGCCCGCCATCAAATCATGCTCTTCCAGCACAATCGGCAAATAATGCGGCGTGTCCAGCGTAATCACATTGCTGGCTGCGCCCACCGCGCGTTCGGTGGCGTGCTCCACAAACGAGCCTTTGCCGAATTTGGGGACTTTCACGCCTTCTTTGTCGGTAAACACCACGGGCATCAGCTTCTCGCCGATAAACTCGGCTTGCTTGTAGCCCAGCGCAAGGTTGGTTAAAACGGGGTCAATCTGCCCGCGCAGGTTGCGTAAATGTGTCGTCATAGGGGCTTCCTTTTAAGCATTGATGGTGCGGCGCGCCGCTTCTTCATAGGGGATGTTTTCTTGCTTTGCCAACGCTAGGGCGCGCTGGTGATGGCTTTGCGCATCGGGGTCGGCGTATTCGCCAAAGTCGCTGCTGCCGATTGTTTTCAGGCTGCCTGCGCGTTCGGTGGTAGCAATTTCGCCTGCTGCCACAATCGGCGCGCCGCCGCGCAAAAAGTCTTTGAGCGCGTCCGACAGCTTTTTGCCCTCGCCAAAATCGGCGGGCGCAGTGTCGGGATAATCGGCACAATCCAGCACGGCAACGATTAAATCTTTATCGGCAGGTTTCAGGCTGCCTGCTTTAACCAAGCCTTCGGCAAAATCGGCGTTTTGCTGGTGCACAGCATCGCGCAGGGCTTGCTCTTGCTCGGCTTGCAGTTTCGCCAACTCTTCGCGGGCTTGCTTGGCGTCGGCTTCGGCTTTTTCCCGCGCGGCGCGCTCGGCTTCCAGTTGTTGTTCAGGGGTCATAGTGTCGTCCTTTGCAGGGGGTTCGGAAAAATTAGGCTCGGCTTCAGGCTCGGGCACAGGCGGCGCAACGGCTTCAATCTGCCAGTCGGGCAGCACGCGGTCGGCGGCTTCGATGCCGTCTTTGCCAATCAGCCACTCGCGCAAATTGCGCAGCATCCGCGCCAGCAGCCAGTCGCTCTCGCCAAAAGAAACCACGCCGTCTTCATCGTCGGCAAAGTTAATCGCCGCCAATCCTTTAACTGCAGGCGGATGAGCACCCAAAAAGCCGACATGGCGCAGATACCAGTTTTCAGGCTGCGGGTTGCTCGGGTGGTTCGGCGGATAGAAGCTGGCGGAAACTTTTTTGTAGCGTCCTTTTTTAACCAGCTCGGCAAAGTCATCATCCACCTGCGCGAAATCGGCAAACAAGGTGCCGTTTTCGGCTTTCAGGCTGCCTACCCAGCCATAGGCGGGGGCGTTGGTGCTGGGATGCCCGACCACAATCGGGGCTTCGTGTTTGTCGGGGGAATAGTGGCTGGCAATCGCGGCAACCTGCTCGGGGGTAATCGTAATCGTGCGCCCGCTGTTGTCCGTGCGAGTGCCAGCGCGGAAGATTTCATGGCGCATAGCGGTGTCTCGTGGGTTTGGTTGCGGTGGATTATGAATATGGGCAGCCTGAAAAACTTTTAACGCGCATTAAAAAAAGCAGCCTGAAAACGGCTGCGGGCAAAAATCGCGCTCTGTTGCGTTTTAAGCGCGTTTAAGGCGCGGAATAGGCAAACGCTCGTTTGAACGGCGCATCGCGCTGCTGGGGTGGTCTATTTTGGTCTAATCGCTATTTTTGCTTTAACGGCGGATTGCGGAGCGAAAAAAATCGGCGCGTGGGGAAAACGCGCCGTGTGGGTTTTGGGAAACGGGGGAATGCTTACTCATCAAAAATGCTCCTTTGCCGAGCCTGCGCATCGGCAGCGCGGGCGCGTTTGATGATTTGATAAATCTGTTGGGTGGCAAGGTTGTACTTTTTCGCCAGCTGCTGGTGGTTTCTGCCATCAAACTCCGCCCAAATCTGTTTGTCGCGCTCGTCCAGCTCGCCGCCTGCGTTTTTGGGGAAATAGATAATCTGCCCGCGCCAGTTGTCGGTGAGATAGCGAGCGAGCTTTTTGCTGATTTGCACGGCGGTCGGGCGGTTGATGTGCGGCACGCTTGCCAGCAGGCAGGCGGTGGCTTGGTCTTCCAAATCAGCAATCAGCTCGGGAATGCGGCTGTCTGCCATGCGAGTCCTTTCATTTTTGAAACGTTGTTACAAAAATCATAATAATATCAATATTATAAAACAACAAAGGCAGCCTGAAAAGCTGCCCCAAAAACCTTATGTCGCACGGTCTCGCCATTTTTTTAACCGCTCAATAATATCGCGCATGGCATCGGTGTCTTTATCCCACCCTTCGCCGCCGTGCTTTTTGCAAAAAGCAAACATCGCGCTTTCCGCCGCAATCCGCACCGCGCCCGCTTCGTGTAATTCCAGCCACAGCGAGCGGATTTTTTTCTGCTGGTTGGGCAAATTTCTGTATCGCTCGCGCCCATCGGGCGTTTTAACTGTTGCCACAAAGCCCTGCGCTTTCATGTGGCGCAGCACGGTTTCCAGTTGCTCTGTGGTCAAATCCTTGCTGCTGGTTTTGCCGCGTGACACATTCGCCAGCAGGGCGCGGTAGTCGTTGTCGCTCATGCCCACCTGCTGCTTGGCGATGTGGATTAAGCGGATTAAGCGCGGTTTGATTTTATCGCTTGTCATGGTATTGCTCCTAAAAAGGCAGCCTGAAAAACGGGAATGCGTTTCGGGCTGCCTCTGGTTTATTTAACCGCGTCTTTCAACGCCTTGCCTGCTTTAAATTTCGGCACGCGATGCGCGGCAATGGTCAGCGGCTCGCCTGTTTTCGGGTTGCGCCCTTTGCGCTCGGCACGTTCTACTGTGCTAAATGTGCCAAAGCCGATGATGGCTACTTCGCCGCCCTGCAACAGCGCATCAATCACGCTGGCGCAAAACGCATCCAGCGCATCGCCCACTTTGGCTTGCGACAGCCCTGCGCGGTCGGCGATTTGTTTAATCAGTTCGGATTTATTCATGGTGTTACTCCTGTTTTCAAAGATTTAAAGGGGCGGATTTGCCGCTCCGCCGTTGCGGGTTTCGGTTTTCAGGCTGCCTGAACTTTTGCCTGAATTTTCTCAAAATCATTTTTGGCTGTTTGCTCTGACCACTCTTGCGCTTTTTTCAATACGCCCTCGTAGCTCTCCGCATATAGCCATTTATAGTAGGTATAGCCCCAACTGGATGAGTAACAATCAGGCGTGCCATCGGTAATAACTGGCTGCTCTATCAAAACAAGCCAGCCATGTAGTCCGTTATCGCACAACAATGGATAAATCTCATCACGCTCATCATCTTTTACCATGTCTCGCAAATAAGCTGCTTGTTTTGGCGGCAAAGGGAAAATTTCTGCGTCGCTCACATCCATTTCTTCTATAAACTCTTCCAAATCATCGCATAGGTCATCATTCTGCGCGGCAAGGTGGATAATTTTCACAAGGTGGAAATGCTTTTCAGCGAACTGCGCTGCCAAATCTTGATTGGTTGTTGCAATACCAAGTGCTTCTTCATCTAGGATGGGTAGATTTGGATTGCTTCGATGTTCGGCAAGCCATTTTTCGCCGTATTGTTTGGCTGCTTCGGGGGTATCAAAATAGCCGCCGATACCTACATCTCGGGCAAATGGAGCGTATTTGCGCTTATCATTTTCAAAATCAAACGCAGTACAAATTTCTAGCTCGCCTTTGATAACAAATGCGATTTTTTCTTCTTTGCTGGCGTTTTTCAGCCATTCGGTTTGAGTGTAGTTCAGGTTCATATTATTTTCCTTTTAAAGTTAAAGAGTTAAACGCCAGCAAAATCCAACACCACTTGTTCATACTTCCCCGTCTCTTCATTGCGCTGGTAGTAGCGGATATATTCACGCGTGGCTTGCGTATGCAGGCTATCGGCAATCGCCTGCATGGCGCGTTTCCACTTATCATCGTTAATTTCCAGCTTGCGAAGTTCCAACACCTTGCGCACATTGATTTTGCCTTCCTTGCTCACATCAAACGCTTGCAGCACAAAGGTTTTCAACTCCGCGCGGCTATCCTGCGTCCACTCGTTCAGGCACTCGTCAATCAACGCCTTGGCAGCTTGCAGCCGCTCATCAAAGTGCAGCACATCGGCTTGGGCGATGATAATGCGCTGTTTGCCGTCAAAACTGGTCAGCATGGTGTTGCCTTTCACGCTGCGCTTCGCGCCGTACTGCTCCACGCTCAAATCAATAAAGGCGTTGGCATCTGCCATTTGCTGCGCTTTAAGTTCCGCCATTTGCTCGCGCAGCGGCAGAATTTGGGCAAAGGCTTCGCGGATAAAATCATCGCGTGCCAAATCAATCGGTTTCATATTGGCAATCGGCACAAGGTTGCCCCGTGCGTCTTGGCGGTATTGGTTTAAATCAAGGTCTTTCATGTTTTCTTTCTCTCCAAAAGTTGGTTCAAAATCTGTTGCAGCCGCTGCCGATTGGCTTCGCGCTGCTCGGGGGAGATGGGCTGCTTATTCGGCAGCAGCGCAGCGGTTGGCGTGTTGCGCGGCGGTATCTGCTTAATCAGCTGCGCGGGCTGCGCCCATTTTTCCGCTTGGCGGATAAGCTGGCGAAAGGCTGTGGGCAAGCGTTCGCCGTCGGTTTCAGGCTGCCACGCCCACGTTATCGGCGTTAGGGCTTCTTCCCACACCGCCGCCAATGCGCTAATCGTGTCGGCGGGCGGCGAGCCTTGCAGCCGCAAAACCAGCAATTTCTGCAAGCCCTCTATCATTTGGTTGTACGCCCAATCGGGCATTTTGGGCAGGCTCATCGGCGTAGTCCCTGTAGCGTCATCGCCGCGTTCAGCGTTTGGCTGCTTTCAGGCTGCCTTTGCTCGGGCGTGGCAGGCATGGTTTGCAAGCCTTGCCCTTGCCAGCCGCTGATGACTTCATATAAATACCCATGCGACTTCAACGGCAATTTCAGGCTGCCCACATTGCGTCGTGATAACAGCTCACGGAAACCATAAATCCATGCTTCGGGCGGCGCGGGATATTCCAAACTGTTTCGGCTGATTGCGCCGCGCTCCATATCTGGCAGCAGCTCGCCCAGCAGTTTTGCCATACGCTCAAAGGTCAGCGCGGTTTTGGCGGGGCGAAACAGCGCAATGTATTGCACCGCCAGCCGTCCGATTTCGCCGCCTGTCTGCGCTGCCGCCCACACCGCTTGGCGTGCGCCTTCATGGGCAATCAGCGCGTCTAGGCTGTTTTCCGCGCCGCAGCAGGGGCAACGGGTTTTCATACTGCCTCCGCTTCTTTTAGGCAGCCTGAAAAGTTGTTTGCCGTTGCTAAGCCATGTAGCGCGGCGTAAATCGCATCGTTTTCGTGGCTGTATTCGGGCATTGCGCCGTAGAGCAACACGCCATCGTGGTTGGTAATGTCGCAGCCGAGCTTGCCGTCTTGCCGCGTAATGCGGATTTCTAGGCTGTATTCCTTGATGATATTCATTCGCCGTCCTCCAAGAATGCGCTGGGGTAGCGGCGTTGCACGCTGTGCATGGCGGCGGCGACGCTGTAAAACGTTTCCTTTCCGCCGCCGTCCAATTGCAACACGGCTTGGTTGGCGGCGGGGCGGTAGTCGATTTTGCCAATCGCCAGCGGGTCGTGGGTATGGCTGGGCAGATAAACGGTGTAGCGGGTCATGGCTGTTGCTCCTCGGGCTGGGGTTCAAGCACCACGCCTGCGGTAGGGTCTTGCTGCCACAAGGTGGCTAGGGCAAAGGCTTCGCTTTGCGTTTGGCAGGCATAATGCAAGCGTTGCAGCGCATAGCGTGCAGGGTGGTCGTCGGGGTATTGGCGGG